TTGAGAATTATAATTATGAAACCGAAAAGCCATTTAAAGATTGGACTGAGGCGGTTAAGTATTTAATTGATCTTGATAGATTTCAAGATATTGAACAGTTGGTTGCAGTATGAACGAATTGAAAGAATATCAAACTAAATATTACATATCCACTGGAAAAACCGATGAATCCTTAGATGTCTTTTATACACTAAGGTGTGTTTATTGGGATGATTGCCATGTTAATTCTGGCGGTGTATGGACTACTGTTAAAAAATTATATCATTCTCATGTTAAAAATTTATCTACTAATTTTGATAAAGCTCTAATCAATGCACAACAATATATTGATGAAAATTATACTGATACTTCAAACCTTGTACTGGATTTTTCAAAGCCAGAATGTGCTGAAAATGAATGGGGTATCGGAAGTAATGCAGAAAAGGCTCAACATGAAAACAAGCAAAACATTTCTGCTATTAATTTATTTGATATGTTTGATAAATGGCAAAACCTTGAATGGGTTGAGAGTATTCCTGCTTCGGAAGAAAGACAAAATTTATCAGGGGTTGTTTTAGGCACTAAGCTGGAAGAGACTCAATGGGGTGATACTCTTAAAATGTTATTTAAAGATGAAAGAGGTTTTAAACTTTGGGGTTCAGTTCCATCAAAACTTAAAGATCTAGATACTTTACAAGGTGCAAAAGTTTCATTTAATGCACTTGTATCAAGATCAAAGGACGATGCACACTTTGGTTTCTTCAAGAAACCTACAAAAGCACAGGAGGTTTTGTAATGGCTAGAGACATGCAAAGACAAAAAGTCTACAACTGGGAAAACTCTCAGTCGTGGGGTTGTAAAACAAGCTATCTGACACAAGACCAGTGCAAAGAAGTTATTAAAAAACTTGATAAAATTTTCAAACGCAAAACTGAATTAAAGTTCAAAAACATTCATAACGGAGTAAGTTATGCAAGAGGTAAAAATCTAATAGCTATTCAAAACAAATGGGCAAGAAACTATGAAGTCCTTCTTCACGAATATGCTCATATCATTACGCCACAGAAAGTAGAAGCACATGGACCAGAGTTTGTTTCAAACTTCTGCATGCTTCTGAGTTATCTACATCCAGAACAACCTACTTTAAAAGAACTTGCAAAAAGTCTGAATGAAAGAAATATTAGATTTATTGGATTTGATAGATCAGATGCGAAGAAGAGACTAAGCAAAAGAATAAAACCTTTTCCACAAGTTGCAAAAGAGTTTGTTCCTTTACCTAAGAAAGTTGTAAAGAAAAGAATACATCCAAAACAAAAATGTAAGGATTTACTTGAGCAGTATGACTGGCTTAAAATTCAAAGGAACTACGACCAGTTTTATAGTGGTGGAATTGAAATAGATGTCTACGATAAGACATTGGAACATGAACTTGACTGGGAAGCAGATAGAGATATGAGAGAACATACAGTATGGTCATGGAAAGAAGCGTATGAAAGAGCTTTGAAACTAATCCATGAACATCATGCTAAATTTTATTTTTGGGAGTTCAATCATCTACATCAACAGAAAGTCACTAATAAATATGAAGAATACCAAAAGAAATTTTCTAAATTTGCTAACTTTATGTTCACAACTGGAGAAAAAACAAAACTTCACACATTGATTTGGTCTACAAGAAAAGCATGGAGGGAAAGAGTATGATTGAACCAAGAAAACAAGTAAACAATATTTATGGCTATATCAGAGTATCGTCTGAGCAACAGGTTCGAGATGGCTCTTCACTCGAAGAACAAAAGAGATCGATTGAGGAGTTTGTCGCTAACAAATACGGTGGCAGGAAAGTTGACAAGTTCTTTACCGACGCTGGTATTAGTGGCATGAAGCCTTTGTTAGAGCGACCAGGCTCTAGAGAGCTGACTGATGTGATGGACGCCAACGATGTGATAGTAGCAACCAAACTGGACAGACTTGCAAGATCTTTTCTTGAAATGCTAAACATGATTCCTACACTTGAGGAGACTGGTATTACACTGTATTTCTGCGATATGTTCAATGATATACCTGTGGTTTTACCCAAAGAAAAAGCCAAAACAGGCTTAGAGGCAAAGATGGATATGACAAGGATCGCCAACCAACAACTTGTTACTAATATGGCTATGTTTGCTGAGATTGAAAGAGAAACGATTATGTCTCGACTTAACGGTGGCAAACTTGTCTATGCAGAGAAAGGCTACTCTATTGGCGGTAAAACGCCGTTTGGTTATCGCAAGGAGTATGACGACTCCGGCAGTAGACGCAGAACTAAGCTAGTGCCTATTCCTGAGGAGTTTGCAGTGCTCAAACATATTTGGGCATTACGCGAAAAAGGCTTAGGTGCAAGAAAGATAGCTAAACAGATTCAGAGTTCACACCCTGGCTATGAGGATTTTCCGTATCACAAGGTCCACAGGATTCTCAAACGCAAGTTCCAAGGACTGCACCACGAATAGAAAAAGTTAGCGTTTCAGTTATAATCATGGAATGTATCAAAATATTGACATATTCCAACAAGGTGGAGCAGCTGACAAAGATCTTCTAGATCGAGTGGTTGAAGGCTACGAAGAGAATGTGCCCTTACCAGCACAGATATTAGCTGGTTTTACACCACCCGGTATGGCAGCAGATTTAGTGGCTGGTGGTAAATACGGCCGTGATGCAGTCGAAGAGTTTAGAGCTGGCAATATTAAACCTGGTCTAATGTATGCAGGTATCGCTGGACTCTCAACCCTTGGCGCGCTACCCCTCATTGGTGATTTATTACGGCCAGGTAAACAAGCGTTAAAAAGCGGTATTGCTAGCTTACCGACCAGCAAAGCTGATGTTTTAAGACATCAAGAGGATCTATACTCTGGTAACACGATACGCGACGCTAATAGAATGTTTGACCGAGCTGTGCGTAGTGCACCTGAGTTCAATCAAAACATAGACGAGTTAGCAGCTAGCTTAAAACTATCAACCAGATTACCTGGTGCTATACGCAAATATGATATTTACGGTGTCGATGTTGGAAAAATAAAACAAGTGCCCAGAGCGATACAAAAATCTGTCGATAAGTATGAGGGTGATGTAACAAAGCTGACTGATCCGATTAGAACTAGAGTATTAGTATCAACACCAGCAGAAGAAGAGGCCTTAGTAAAACTTGTCAAACAAAATTTTGAAACTTTCGATAAAGGCAGATTAGTAAAACCTGAGGGTTTTGTTGATCGTAAATTACTTATCAAATTTACTAACTCCAAAGGCGAGCCAATAGTCGGTGAAATATCTGCTATTACTGAACCTATGTGGCGTGCAGCAGACGCTAATCATAAGGCTTTTGAGGAGTTTAGATCTTTATTCCCTAAAGGCATGCCAACTGATCCAGTAGAATTAGGAAAGATTGGTAGAGAGCAAAGATTAAAAGGTCAGAAATTGTTAGAAGAAATGGCAGACACATTTGGAACTGCTAAAAAACAAGTAGATCCAGATTTTTATAAACTAGATGTTAAAAAGTTTGCTATGGGCGGTTATGTAACTGCTGGTAGCTCTGGTAGATCTTTACCAATAACACCAAATTTAGCTTCAAAGTCCGTTTCAGACATTTTTGAGCCATCAACGAAAAAATCGGCTACTTGGCTGGGCATAGCTAGCGTCCAGTCGACACTGCCCGGTGAGATGAAATATCCAAAGTCACCATCGCCCACAGGGTTTAATACCGCAGGACCATCTTCCCATGTAAAATATAATCTTTCCATCACCCCTAGTTTACAAAAATTTACAAAAAACTACAACCCAAAACAAATAAATATTTTTGAGGAGTATAATGACTGATAAAGAAAAAATTATTAGCGCCATTGCAACCATTGACTCCATGCTTACACTTGATTTTATGACAGATCCAGTGCGTGCAGATCTTAGTAATATAAAAACCTTGTTAGTTGCAGTTAGAGACAACTTAAGCTAATGAGCAATACTACTCTTACAGGCTGGGGTAGAGGAGCTTGGGGAGAAGCTGCATGGGGCACTCCTTTACCAGTAGAAGTATCCTCTGCTGGCGCGATAACCTCTGCGGTTGGCTCGGTTAGCGTAGTCGCCAAAGCCGATGTAACTCCAGCGAGTCAATCGATTACAGCATCGACTGGATCACTGAGCGTTATTGCCGCAGCCATAGTACAAGTCAGTGGCACAGCCGCAACCACCAACTTAGGAGCTCCAAGTGTTACCGCAGCAGCTGATGTTTCAGTTGCTGGAGTTGCAGCCACAGGAAACACTGGCTCGCTAACAATTACCGGCAAAGCCAACATCATACCAACAGGTCAAGCAGCAACTAGCGCAGTAGGATCTATATTACCGACAGCAGATGCGAATACAACTGTGTCAACGGTTGGTGTAATTACCGCGAGCTCGGGATCTGTGACCACCGATGCTGCGGCGAATATAACGCCAGATTCACAAGTTGCTACATCGCAACTAGGCACACCAAGTATCACTTTTGGTGTAACTTTAGAGCTCTCTGGCCAAGCAACTAATAGTGGCGTTGGTGCAATAAGCCCAACCGCAGCAGCCGATGTCAATGTTACAGGTGTAAATATAACAACGAATCCTGGTTTTATTTTAGTATATGGAGAAATAGATACTGACCAAAATGCAAGTTATGCAGAAATCTCCACGACACAAACGGCAAGCTATGCAGAGGTTAGCACATCGCAGTCACCGAGCTTTAGCGATGTCTCCACCTCTCAAACTGCTAGCTACTCAGAGGTTGCTACAACGCAAACTCCAAACTATACTAATATCAAAGCAGGTAGAGACGCGGCATAATTATGAGGCAAGTTTAAAATGGCAACCTATGTAAATGATTTAAGATTAAAGGAAATCGGCACTGGTGAGTCTTCTGGTACTTGGGGAACTGAGACTAATACTAACTTAGAGCTAATCGGAGAGGCACTTGGTTTTGGCACTGAGGCTATTACCACTAACGCCGATACACACACAACAACAGTAGCAGACGGCTCTACTGATCCCGGCAGAGCTATGTATCTAAAATATACTGGCACACTAGATTCAGCTTGCACGATAACGATTGCACCCAACACCATAAGCAGGATGCACTTTATCGAAAACGCAACCAGCGGTTCACAAAATATTATAATTTCGCAAGGCTCTGGTGCTAATGTCACGATACCAGCGGGTGATGTAAAAGCAGTTTATTTAGATGGAGCTGGTTCCGGTGCAGCCGTAACTGATGCTTTTGCAAGTTTAAATGTAGTCGATCTCAAAGTTGAAGATGATTTAACAGTAACAGACGATGCAACTATTGGGGGAACACTAGGAGTTACTGGCATAGTTACTCTTACTGATGATCTAATTATTGGAGATGGTAAAACAATAGGATCTGCTTCTGATGTAGATGCTATGACTATTGCTTCTAACGGACAAGTTACCTTTACACAAACTTTAATTGGTACAGCACTAGATATATCTGGCGATATAGATGTAGACGGAACAACAAACTTAGATGTAGTAGATATTGACGGAGCTGTGGATATGGCTTCTACTCTTACAGTTGGAGGCAATGTATCTATTACAGCGGGTACTCTATCTATAACAGCTGATGGCAGTAATGCAGCAACATTTACAGAATCTGGTGCTGGAACTTTAGAAATAACAACTTCTGATGATTTTAGAATTGATGCAGCAGGGGACATAACTCTTGATGCAGATGGTGGCGATGTAAGATTTAAAGATAATGCAACAACCATAGGGACAATTTCTTACACTTCTAATAATTTAGAGATAGCATCAAATGTTTCAGATAAAGATATAAAACTGATAGGTAACGATGGTGGCTCAACCATTACAGCTCTCACCCTTGATATGTCAGATGCTGGTGCTGCAACTTTTAACGATAAGGTTGGCATTGGAACCGCACCAACTGGAACTTTGATGCTCCACGCACAAGCATCAGACACAAGTCCGAGCTATACTTATGCTGCAAGATATGTTGCAACTTTTGAAAGAAATGGTGCAAGTGAAATAGCAATATTGGCCGCAGCCGATAACAATTCTGCGATTTCTTTTTCAGATCCAAACGATGCAGATGTCGGCAGGATTTTGTATAGTCACAGTGACAATCACATGAGATTTGTGACCAACGCATCAGAGGCTGTCCGCATAGATTCATCAGGTAACTTACTTGTTGATGTTACTGCGGCTCAAGACTTTTCCTCAACTACGACAAATGGACACACTATATATGGAGGAGGTGTTGGAGCTGCTTTGCACAGTAGAGCTGCTGGTAATGCCTTAGCTGTACAAAGAACTGGTAGTAACGGAGCAGCAGTTAATTTTTTTAAAGCTACTTCAGTAGTTGGCAGCATATCCATAACAGCCTCTGCAACAACCTATAACACATCCTCAGACGCAAGACTAAAAGATGTTACAGGTTCGTCTAGAGGCTTAGATGTTATAAATAGCCTTAATCCTGTTGCTTTTAGTTGGAAAGCTGACAACCATGCAGATGAAGGCTTGATAGCTCAAGAGGTTGAAAAGTTAGTACCAAATGCAGTTAATCAAGATGAAAATGGGTATTACCAGATGGATTATAGTAAACTTGTTACGCATCTGATAAAAGGCATGCAAGAGCAACAAGAACAAATAGAATTACTGAAAAGTGAAATTTTGAGTTTAAAGGAGAAATAACATGGCAATATCTTATACTTGGGATGTAAGCACATGTGATGTATACCCTACTAAAAGTGGTAAATCTAATGTAGTGCATAATGTACATTGGCGACTTACTGGCACTGATGATAGTAATAATGATGCAGATGGCAACCCACAAACTGCAACTGTCTATGGAACACAAGACTTAGATACCAGTGACTTATCAAGTTTTATAAATTGGTCTAGTTTACAAGCGAGTAATGTGCAAAGTTGGGTGGAGACAGCGTTAGGTGCTGATGAGGTTACAGCTATGAAAGCTAGATTAGATGCGAGTATAGCCGAAAAGGTATCACCAACATCAGTAACGAAAGTTTTAAGTTAGGTCTAAAAATGGCGACGAAAGACAAAAAGACACAAACCGAAGAAATACAACTTTCATCTGAACAACAGTTTATGCAAGCACATATAAATAGTTTGACTAAAAAGATCAATGCACACCAGTTTGAGATTGAAGAACTCAAGCCAAGTCTTGATGCTTACCAGCAGGCGTTAGCTAAAAGTTTACAAAACACTGAGACAAACTCAGAGGAGCAAGAATGAGTATTTTAAAATTTATTATGATTTGTAACGCAATTATTACCATAGCGTCATTGACGGCTGCGTTGACACCAACCCCTCGTGATGATAATTTTTTTAAAAAGGTTTATAACATTGTAGATTTATTGGCCTTAAATTTTTGGCATGCCAAGGAGAAATAGTATGAGTTTTTTAAGTAAGTTATGGGACAAAATAACAGGCACAGAAAGAGTGCAAGTTAGAGCAAGAAACAAAAAAGGCCGTTATGTGGCAGATGACAAATCAACACCAGATGTTAATGAGGCTTACACCACTAAACGAGTAAAAAAAAGTAAAAAGTAATGGCAACTGTAAAAGATACTATGGCTAAGATTGAGGCGCACGAAAAAGAGTGTGCTATTCGATACGCTAACATAGAACAAAGGCTTACCGACGGATCCAAAAGATTCGATAAGCTAGAAACTATGTTGTGGGCCGTGTATCCTTTTATTGTTGGCGCAATAGTAGCAGCGAGTTTTGTATGAATATGAATCAAGGACAATTTAGCGGAGATATGGATAGAAACGAAGTTGAAATGGACCTCAATAAGTTCATGGACATGATGCGTGAAATTTCAGATCTTAAAGATAAAATTAGAGAACTAGAAGATGTTAGCAATGTCAATCCACATCAAAAATGGATTCATTTAGCACAAGCAGTTGATTCCTGGCGTATTTTCCCAAGAGCGTTTTTGAGTGTGTATATCTTTTTGTTGTATTACTCAACCATGTGGTTTATGGCACTAGAGAGTCCTACATTTGAACAGTCTGGTCTTATATCAATTATTGTTGGTGCTGGCGCTGCTTGGTTTGGTCTTTATGCTGGAACATCAGGAGCATCTAAGAGTTTTAAAGGCGAAGGCAAAGAATAATGAACCAAGCTGTCGGCTTAATAGCTGACTTAGGCTTACCCATAGCTAGCGGCCTTATCATGGCCTATTTTATATTTTTAGTAATCAAACAATTGATGGGCAATCTTGTTGCGGATATTAAATCGATACAAGGAATTACTAAAATGCTTATAACTAGAGCCTCTATAATGAATAATGATATCATTAGGATAGATACAGTGGTGTCAAGTGCGCTTGACATACCGCCTGATCTTGAGCGCATAGCAAGAGCAGAAAACTTTGTTGAAGACGGCAAAATAGATGCAAGGCGTGACTGATGGACATTGTTAGTTTTGTTCAAACATTTGGGTTTCCCACTGTCATGGTAATTGGACTTGGTTACTTCGTTTATTTTGTTTGGCAGACAATCACTAATATAATAGATCCATCCATAGGTGAGATGAAAAAGACGATAATACGGCTTACCGATCAGCTACGACTTTTAGATCAAGATATGATACGATTAAAAGAAAAAGTAGACACGGTTGTAAAACTTAAAAATGAAAATAAAAATAAACAAAACAAAAAACGAGGCTAACATGTTTGCAGGATTTTTATTATCTTTTATGTTGGCGTTTACTTTTTGCATGGTTGAGCAAGCACAAGCTGATGAAATAAAGTTTCAATTTAAGTCTCCCTCATTCAGTGGTATTAACACTTCTGCACATTATCTTACGATTGAGCAACAGGAGTTCTCGCGAAAACAACAACTACAAGCAGATCTGCGCGCTCTAGAAGAGCAAAGAAAAAGAGACGAAGAGAACTCAGTAATTTCTAGATTTACTAAAAACTTAGAATCACGCATCTTCGCACAAATTAGCAGACAGATCGTAGAACAGCTATTTGGTGAAAACCCGGAAACATCAGGATCTTTTACCTTGTTCGATAATATAATTAGTTGGTCCAGCGACGGGACTTACATCACCCTAACTATTTTTAATACTTTAGATGGAACGACTACTGAAATTACTATTCCAATCGGCGACTTTGGTTTTGGTGGCTAGCTGCGTTTCGCACATCAAACTTATATCACCCTGCTTAACTAACCCCGAAGGAGACTACAAAGACCTCGTATCTATTGTTGGCAAAGCACAATGTTTCTCTAAAACTGCTTACAACAACAAGCCTATTACGAAAGAAATACAAAGCCTGCCAGCTCCAAAAGTGCGCCCTGTGGTTGCTGTGTACAAGTTTGGTGATTTTACTGGACAAAGAAAATCAGTAGATGGCTATGCTAATTTCAGTACAGCTATGACGCAAGCTCCTGAAACTTACCTTATTAGAGCTTTGAAACAATCTGGCTTTTTTCGCGTGGTCGAGCGCGTGGGCATCGATCACATCAGCCGTGAACGCCAAATAATTAGATCAACGCGTGAAAAGTTTGAAGATGAAACAGAGCAATTACCGTTACTATTTGCAGGACTTATTATTGAAGGAGGTATTGTTGATTACAACACAAACTTACTAACAGGTGGTGTTGGCGCTCGCTATCTTGGTGTGGGCGGGAGCAAACAGTATAGAGAGGACACTGTGGTTGTTTCTATAAGAGTGGTGTCCGTTAGCACAGGCGAAATTTTATTAGAAAACTTAACCACAAAAACCATATTGTCTGTTGGTTTATCAGGTGATGTATTTAGGTTTATAGCAAACGATACCGAGCTTTTAGAATTTGAAACTGGAAATGCCATGAATGAAAGTAAGTCCATCGCTTTGCAATCAGCCATTGAAATTGGTATTGTAGATATTGTAAAACAAGGTCGTGAACGAAATTTTTGGGAATATTATGATGAATAAACTCTTGTTTTTACTATTATTGAGCACAACTGTTATCGCTGACAACGAAATTTATGTCGATCAATCTGGAAACTCAGCTGCTATTGATTTAGAACAGCTTGGCTCTTCAAACCTTATCGGTGGCACCAGTGCTACCACGACCTCGATGACGGCACTTGACCTCGATGGTGTGTCAATGACACTTGACATCAATCAAATCGGTTCTTCTAACATATTTAGATCCGACGCAATTGATGGTGATAATTTTACTGGTTTTTTTGAATATGATGGCGATAGCAATGTTTGGGATTTGTTAATGAACTCAACAGGTTTGATAACAGCTGATTATGTAGATCTTAATATTGATGTAACAGGATCTAGCAATGAGGCAGATATTAAAATCGCAGAAAATGCTGACTCGTCATATCTTAATCTTGACTGGATTATTACTGGTGATTCTAATGTGTTTGACTTTGATATTGATTATGAAAATGCAGTCAATTACATGGACATCAATGGCAGTACCAATACGGTTAATTTCACCGCTAGTGGTTATTCTGGCACAACTGCATCAGATTCAGGTTATTTTAATCTAGATCTTGACGGTAGCAATAACACACTAGACATAACTCAATCTTCAACTTTAGCTCGTGACTGGTTATCCATCATATCTAATACTTCAAATTCTAATATTTGCGTCATTCAAAATGATGGTGGCACCACCACTTCATGCTGATTCGATTGGAGATATAACTGAATTAACAGGATACGGCAGAGTTGTAAGAGACGAGACTTTTGCTGCTGAGTTAGATTTTGACATAAACTCGTTAGATAATGTCGAAACCTCTGCTGGCCGCATTGCCATTACATTTCTTGATGAGTCTACTGTTAGACTTACAGAACACAGCAATCTTTTAATAAATGAGTATGTTTTCAACCCTAATCCAGATAAATCCAAAATGGCTTTACAGTTTGCTAGTGGGACTATTCGTTTTATTAGTGGTAATGCAAACAAGTTAAGTAAGAAAAATATCACCCTATCTACTCCTACTTCACAAATTTTTGTTCAAGGCACAGATTTTGTTTGTAGCGTAGATCTTTTAGGCAAAGCATTAATAATTTTGTTACCGGATGAGTTTGGTAATGCTAGTGGCGAGATTTTGGTGCAAACAGCAGCAGGTCAAACTTTACTAAACAAACCCTACCAAGCAACCACCACCTCAATGTATGAAAAAGCACCAACTAAACCTGTTACTTTAGACATAGATCTAAATTTTATTGACAACATGTTAATTGTTTCTCCGCCAAAAGAAGGAGCTATAAATGAAGAGGTGCAACAAAGCGAACAATCAGATTATCTTGATTTTGCCGATCTTGAGATAGATGCTTTAGCAGAGGATTTTCTTGAAGAAGAAGAGGACATGTCTTTTTCAGAGCTAGATATTGATTACCTAGCAACCGATTATTTTGAAAACCTACTAGATGTATTAGATGAGTTAGATGTAGAGGATGAAGAGGAGACTCTCACAAATTTTGCAAGCGGCGTACAAATAGCTGGTACAAAAATAGGTCAAGATCTGGAAACTCAGATTACTACTATAATACAAGGCAATCAGGTAAAATTAATGCGAATGGTAAATCAAAACGCACAAGTTTTAATTAATGGCGATGATTCATATACAGTTATATTTATTCAAGATGGTGTAACTAGAACAGTACAGATAAACGGTTCCTCATCGTCGGTAATTAATATTAAACAAAGCTCTGGATGAAAAAGCTAATATTTTCAGTATTGTTGATACTGTTAATACCTTTGCTTTTTCAAGCATATCCTTTACAAATTTTGAAATTACAAACCTTTGATACCTTTGTTAAAAAATACGATCCTAGTGGTAACTTTGCAATTCTCAATATTACACAAGAGGATATATTTAAGTCTGGTGGTTGGCCATTTCCTAGACAAGAACTTGCACAAATACATGTTGACTTACTGAACGCAGGAGCTATCGGTGTAGGCTGGGTTATATCTTTTCCACAACCAGATCGTTTTGGTGGTGATGATGTCTTTTTAGAAGCACTTAGTTATAGTCCAAGTGTCTTAGCTATGTTTGAGTATGACAACGGAGTTTATCCACCAACAAGCGGAACTGTTTTACTTGGTCAAAATATTAGTGGTATTATGGCTAAGGGAGTTGTCACGAACAGCCATGATTACCTCCAAATCCCCCAAGGTCTGTCATCAGCTCCCTCCGAAGTTGATAATCTTGTAAGACGCATGCCATTGTTGATGCAAACACCAGATGGCTTCGTCTCATCTTATGGCACTGAGGTTTTGAAAGTTTTAGCAGGTGCTGATACTTATATTATTAAAGGCGACGAAAATGGCATGCAACAAATAACCGTGCAAGGTTTACCTCCTGTTGATGTTGACCGTTTAGGTAGAAAATGGATTAGCTGGGTAAAAACACCAGAAACCACATTAGATGAAATGAATGTCGATGGTAAATTTGTTTTTGTGTCGGTAGATGCACCAGGCGTCATGCCGCAAGTAGCAACTCCTGTTGGTTTGCTTGGTCCTCATAAGGTTCAAGCAGCATTAGCTGAGTCAATTTTGATTCAAGACTCACCAAAAATACCAGATTGGGCGTTAGCTGCCGAAATTTTGATTTTTGCGATTTTCGTGCTCACAGTTTCGCTTGTATGCGCTTATCTGAGCATGACCAAGGCGTTAGCCTTCGGTGTTTTTTTTATGGCCTTGACGGGCGTTTTAGGCGTTTTTAGCATTAAAAATGGCATTTTATTGGATTTTTCATGGACTTTGGTATCAGAATTTATCATTGGTAGCGTTATTTTCTATTTGCGGTTTAGAAAAGAATACAAATTACGGCAACAAATTAAAAAACAATTTGAACATTATCTTGATCCACGACAAATTAAAGAACTACAAAAAAATCCAGATTTACTAAAACTAGGTGGAGAAAAAAAATATTGCAGTTATCTTTTCACCGATTTGCGCGGCTTCACTTCATTAAGTGAAGAGTTATCGCCAGAGGAGGTGACTAGCATAATGAATAAAACTTTAACTGTGCAGGTAAACGCAGTGCAAAAGTTAGGTGGAATGACGGACAAATTCATTGGCGATGCAGGGATGTTCATTTTTGGAGCGCCCTTAGATTGTGAAGATCACGAAACCAAAGCAGTTCAAGCTGCGATTGATATACAAAAGGGCATTGATGAACTTAACAAAACACTTACTACTCCAGTAGCTGTTGGTGTTGGTGTAGAGTCTGGAGAAGCGGTAATAGGTAATATGGGATCAGATACTCGATTTGATTATTCTGCCATTGGAGATCCCGTGAATACTGCTGCAAGGTTAGAGTCAGCAACCAAAGATGTTGGCAGGGATATATTAATAGGTTACAGAACTGCAAAAAATTGTAAAATTGTATTAAAATTACTAAAACCAATTAAGGTAAAGGGTAAGAGACATAAGCTAGCTATATGGACAGTTTAAAAAAAATATGGAAAAAGCTGGTTGTTTGGTATGAATACTGGTTTGCAAACAGATACAAAGTTACAGTGTCTTTTAATAAAGAATATGGTGATTCAGATGACAAGTCCTACATTACAAAAAAAATAATTGTGCAAAAAGAAAAACACTTAAAATTTAGGGATCAGAACAACAAGATAGTTGAGTATAGAAGTGCTAGTGGCTTAAATTATATTATTGAGGATGTTTAATGCAACAAATTTTAATAGGCATTATTTTGGTTTTAGGTTTTGGTAGTTATTGGCTCTATAACGAAAACAATACTCTCAAAGCTAACAATGCAGCTTTAGAGGGAGCAATAGCAACGCAAGAAGAAGCAATTAGCACACTACAAAATGATTTCGCCATACAAACTACGCAATTACAGAACATGACTCTCAAAAGTCAAGCAGCACAACGAGAACTTAACCGATATACACAATTCATACAAAATTATCAATTAACAGCTAAAATACTCACTGATCCAATAGAAATGCAAAGGAAGATAAATAATGGCACAAAACATATTATGGAGGACATCGAGAAAATCAGCGTCACTGTTGATGATCTTGATGATGGCTTGCAGTTGCAGCCTAATACCGACTAAACAGATAGAAGTAACTGCGAAGCCATTGGAAAGGACTATTGTACAACCAGTGATGCCTAGAGAAATAGATTTAAAAGAAGTCAGATGGCTTACAATAACGCCTGAAAACTTTGAAGAGCAGTTTAAAGTCATTGAAGACCAAGAAGGCGAACTCGTATTTCTCGCAATGACTGTTCCAGACTATGAGGTTATGGCTTATAACATGCAAGAGATTAAAAGATACATAACTGAATTAAAAGATGTTGTCGTGTATTATAGAAAAGTTACGACTAATCAAGAACAAGTAAATGAGTAATTCACCTGAGGCTTTTGTATATAAATGCAAATTAAAATCAGTCACGGACGGCGACACCATTCGTCTAGAGACCATAGACTTAGGCTTTTCAGTGCAATTACATAACAAAGCCGTACGCATCGCCAAAATTGACACTCCTGAATCTAGGATAAATGTTAAGAAATATCCTGAGCGCAAAAAAGAAAAAGAGCTTGGTCTATTAGCAAAAGCTAAATTGAAAGAGTGGTTAGTTGGTGATATAACATTAAGATCGTATGGCACTGATAAGTATGGAAGAGTTTTAGGTGATGTATTCTGCGAGCATGGAAATGTTGCAGATTTGCTTAAAAAAGAAAATCTTGCAGTTGATTACGATGGCGGCAAGAAAACAAAAAAATGGGGAGAATAAAATGCAAATTTCAGAAGAAGGCAAACAATTAATAAAAAAATTTGAAGGATGTCCTACTGAGGGTGACATGGCTGTTAGTTATCGTTGTGCCGCCAATGTGCCTACAATAGGCTATGGTTCAACTAGATACAAAGGCAAACCAGTGAAAGATGGGATGAAAATATCAATGCAAGATGCTGATAATTTATTAGCCGAGGAGCTACACGAATACGAGTCACATATTAAAAATATGGTGAAAGTGCCTGTAAGCGAAAATCAGTTTTCTGCACTCGTTGCTTGGTGTTTTAATATAGGCCCTAGCGCAGCTAAGGGCAGTTCAGCTATAAGATTACTGAATGAACAAAAATACGATGAGGTGCCAAAGTCTATGAAATTATGGAATAAAGCAACTGTAAACGGTGAAAAAGTAGTTTTAGAAGGCTTGGTTAGGAGAAGAGAGGCCGAGGCTTTACTATATGAGGGTAAAGAGTGGCACGAAGTATAACCTTATGTGATACTTATGCTAGGCGTTTTACGCTTAGAGCTGAGTTGCAAAAAATATCGTCGCTACCTTGTTTCTCAGCTCGATTATGAGCGATGTATCATTTAAAGATTTTGACATTTTATCAGAGCAAGATAAGGCTGAGGCAGTAGCTCTACTGCAAAGATACGACCAACTAGAAAAACAAGATGGCTGTCAAAAGGATTTTATAAGTTTCATAAAGCACATGTGGCCTGATTTTATCGAAGGTAGGCACCACAAAATTATTGCAGATAAATTTAATAGAATTGCTGATGGTAAGTTAAAAAGACTCATAGTTTGTCTGCCACCAAGACATTCAAAGTCGGAGTTTGCGTCAACCTTCTTTCCTGCATGGATGATGGGCAGAAAAGGCAACTTAAAAATTATACAAACAACACACACAGCTGAACTTGCAGTGAGGTTTGGTAGAAAGGTTAGAAACATAATTGATAGCACAGAGTATCAACACATTTTTCCTGAACTTAAGCTACAAGCAGATAACAAGTCAGCTGGGCGTTGGACAAGCAATCAAGAAGGTGAGTTTTTTGCCGCTGGTGTCGGTGGTGCTATCACAGGTCGAGGCGCTGATTTATTAATTATAGACGATCCACACTCTGAACAAGATGCACTTTCGCCTAAAGCGTTAGAGTCAGCTTATGAATGGTACACCTCTGGTCCACGACAGCGTTTACAGCCTGGTGGAATTATAGTGATAGTAATGACTAGATGGAGCACTAAAGATTTGGTTGGCAAGGTTCTCAACAAACAAGGCGATGAAAATGCAGATCAGTGGGAAGTTGTGGAGTTTCCTGCGATTATGCCAGAGTCAGACAAACCATTATGGCCAGAGTTTTGGAAAAAAAAAGAATTACTAGGTGTAAAAGCATCATTACCTATATCTAAGTGGAATAGCCAATGGATGCAAAATCCAACAGCTGAGGAGGGATCTATTGTTAAAAGGGAATGGTGGAATCGTTGGGAAGATGAGGATGTGCCACCTTACAGTTATGTAATACAGAGTTATGACACTGCGTTTTCAAAAAAAGAGACAGCTGATTATTCAGCTATAACAACATGGGCAATATTCAATAGAGGTGATGAGAACAACGACGAAATTATATTGCTTGATGCAAAAAGAGTTAGGTGTGATTTTCCAGAGTTAAAAAAACTCGCTTTAGAAGAGTATAGATACTGGGAACCGGATTGTGTATTGATTGAGGCAAAAGCATCTGGAACACCACTAACGCATGAACTACGACGCATGGGTATACCCGTTACATCGTACACACCCAGCCGAGGGCAAGATAAAGTAGCGCGCATGAATAGCGTTGCTCCTATATTTGAGTCAGGCATGGTATGGGCACCAGAAGATGATTTTGCAGAAGAAGTTATCGAGGAGATGGCGTCTTTCCCTTTTGGTGATTATGATGACTATTGTGACAGTGCTACAATGGCTTTGATGAGATTTAGACAAGGTGGTTTCATATCTTTATATGAGGACTATCAAGATGAGGTGAAATTATTAAGGAAGAACAGGACAGTTTATTATTAAAAACTTATGCAACTAAGTTTTTGTGGGATGGCACTGAATATGTTGGGCCATTAATACATGCGCCTAGTCTTGAATCAGCAAAACTTATTGCAGAGTATCACGGTCTTTTGCTAGATGGAGAATTAGAGGCTATTATAGGCACAGAAATATATTTTGAAGAAAATCTTAAAAATAAGGTGATACATTAAAATGGCTATTGATAAATTAGGCACCAACAATGATCCAGATGTAAAAGTTCAAGGATCAGCAATAAATATTGTTCCTGATACTACGAGAGACGAGCAAATACAAGCAGCAGCACAAGTGTTGGTGAATGAGGAACAAGTCCTACTAGATGATGAAATACAAGCACCAACGCAACCACAAATGAGTTTTGATGCTAATTTAGTTGATTTTATAGATATAAACACCCTTGAAAAAATATCTAATGATCTTTTAGATGCAATAGATTCAGATAAACAATCTAGATCCGAGTGGGAAAAAACATACACAGATGGGTTGAAATACTTAGGCATGAAATTTGACGATACAAGATCGCAACCGTTTGAAGGCTCATCTGGTGTAGTTCATCCGATCTTGGCGGAGGCAGTTACACAGTTTCAAGCGCAAGCCTACAAAGAAATGTTGCCCGCGAAAGGACCAGTAAAAACAGAAATAGTTGGCGCTAGAACCATAGAAACAGAAAGCCAAGCAGAGCGTGTTCAAGAGTTTATGAATTATTACATTATGAACGAGATGGACGAGTACGATCCTGAATTGGATCAAATGTTGTTTTATTTACCTCTCGCTGGCTCTTGTTTCAAGAAAATATATTTTGACTTTGTATTAAACAGAGCAGTCGCTAAGTTTGTAGCGCCAGAAGATCTCATAGTTCCGTATGAAGCAGCAGATATTAGTTCAGCTGAAAGAATCACACACTCCATCAGCATGTCTGCTAATGAGATTAAAAAACAACAAGTTTCTGGTTTTTATGCAAATGTAGACATTGGTTCAGGTTCATATAGTGAAGATTTAGATGATATTGAGCAGGCTATTGATGAGATACAAGGCATTTCACCAAGTTATAAAGAAAATAGAAACAGGACAGTTTATGAAGTTCATACAGTATTAGATATAGAGGGTTTTGAAGATTTAGATGCACAAGGCATGCCCACAGGTTTGAAATTACCATATATTGTAACTATTGAGGAAGATTCGCAAAAAATACTTTCAATACGACGAAACTATAAGGAAAACGATGTATTGAAGAGTAAAATTAATTATTTTGTTCAATATAAATTTTTGCCAGGATTAGGTTTTTATGGTTTAGGTTTATCGCACATGATTGGCGGTCTCTCTAAAGCATCAACTTCTATTTTAAGACAACTTATTGATGCTGGTACTTTAGCCAATCTTCCTGCTGGTTTTAAAGCAAGAGGTATGCGCATTAGAGATGAGGATGATCCGCTACAACCTGGTGAATTTAGAGATATTGACACCACAGGAGGATCTCTAAGAGAAAACTTAATACCACTACCAATAAAAGAACCTAGTAATGTTCTTATGCAACTTTTAGGTATTTTGGTTGACTCTGGTAAAAGATTTGCAGCTATCGCTGACATGAATGTAGGTGATATGAACCAAGCGATGCCTGTCGGCACCACCGTTGCTTTGCTTGAGCGTGGCACTAAAGTAATGAGTGCAATTCATAAAAGATTGCATTATGCGCAACGCATAGAGTTTGGTCTGTTAGCAAAAGTGTTTAGTGAATATTTACCACCAGTCTATAATTATCAAGTCGGCAGTGGACCACAAGAGGTCAAACAGATGGACTTTGATGATAGAGTTGACATCATACCAGTCTCAGATCCCAATATTTTTTCACAAAGTCAAAGAGTTACATTAGCACAAGAGTTATTACAAATGGTGCAGTCCAATCCAGAAATTCATGGACCGACAGGAATTTATGAGGCTTATAGAAGAATGTATGCAGCTTTGGGTGTAGATAATGTAGATGCACTTTTACAACCACCAGCAGACAATACACCACAGCCTATCGATGCAGGTCAAGAAAATGCTGGCTTACTGTTAGGTCAACCTGCTCAAGCGTTTGCAGAGCAGAATCACCAAGCTCATATCGATGCACACAAAAGTCTATTTTTGACCGATGTTGTAAAACAAACTCCACAAATACAAGCGTTGATAATATCTCATTGTATGCAACACTTACAATTTATGGCTATGCAAATGGCACAAGAGCAAATGCCACCTGAAATGCAACAACAAATACAACAGATACAGGCACAAATGCAACAAGTGTCAGCACAAGAATCGCAACAAATACAACAACAAATACAGATGCTTATAGAACAGTTTAGCTCTCAAATTATGGCACAACTAGCCAATGAGTTTCTGCAATCTATTGGTATGGGTGGTAGCGAGGATCCGTTAGTTGAAATTAGAAAACAGGAGTTGGATTTGCGTAATAAAGAGCTTGACATGGAATCAGAGCAATTTGTTGCAAAACAAAAGCAAAGACAACAAGAAAAAATCATGGATAGTGAAATACAACAAGACAGGTTAAATGTGCAAAAACAAATTGCTGATGATAAACTTGGAGTAGCAGTAGACAGATTAAGACAAAATGCAGATCTTAAACTGCTTGAACTTGAAAATAAATTAAGAGGAATTAGATGACGACATCATATAAATTAGAGGCACAAAAAAAACTAAAAGCTGAAAAAAAACTTCTAAGAGAACAAGAGGCGATTGAACAAAAAGCAAAACTTGAGGCAGCTGAAAAAGCACATCAAGCTAACATGGCTAGATTAGCTAAAAAAATGGCTAGAATTAATGGCGAAGTTGTTGAGGAAAAAAAACCTGTCAAGAAAAAAGTTACTGTAAAAAAAGCAAAACCAAAAAAACCAGCGGCAAAAAAAAGAGGTAGGCCAAAGAAATCTTAATTTATGGACGAAATTCAAGTAATCGATAACATTAAGAAAGTTATTGCTACTAGAGAGCAACAGATTCAAGAAACTCTCATGTCTGGCGGTTTAAAAGATATTGAACATTATAAATATTTGCAAGGAGAGCTTTCTGCTTTATACTATATTGCAAACGCAATAAGTGACATGGGAAAACAAATATGACGGCATCATCACAAGAGAAAGCTGTAAACAAAAAACTTGCAGAAGCATATATTGATCCAAGCGATAGAGTTTTGGATCCTGAAAAACTTGATGCTTCAATTTTAGAAAGGATGCCACAACCAACAGGATGGCGCATGTTGGTATTACCTTACGCTGGTAAAGCTAGAACAGATGGTGGCATCGTGCTAACTAAACAAACAACAGACCGTGAGGCGCTAGCAACCGTTGTAGCGTATGTGGTAAAAAAAGGACCATTATGCTATAACGATAAGTCTAGGTATGGAGATACGCCTTGGTGCGAAGAAAAACAATGGGTTTTAATCGGACGCTACTCTGGTTCGAGATTTAAACTTGAGGATGGTGCAGAGGTACGAATCATCAACGATGATGAAGTAATAGCCACAATTCTTGATCCAGATGATATAGTGAGCTTATGACGATAGAAAACGAACAAAATCAAGTACAACCAGAAGTTGAAGAGGTTGAGGTAGAGATTACTGAGTCTGAACAACAGGAAGCAACTGCGCCCTCAAGTGACGATGAATTAGAAAATTATACTAAGGGTGTATCAAAAAGAATCAATAAAGTAAATGCTAAAAGAAGAGAGGCTGAGGAGAAAGCAGCTAGATTAGAGCAAGAACTTTTACAAAAAGATCAACAAGTACAACAATATTACAATGCAGCTGTGACTTATCAGCAAAATTTGTTAGCAAAAGAAGAAGAAGCAGTACAAGTTAAAGAACGCGAAGCAGATCAATTGTACAAAAAAGCACATGAATCTGGCGATGCTGATTTAATATCTAAGGCTGACAGTCTTAAAAATGAAGTTTCTATACAAAAAGAGAAAGTTCGTATAGCTAAACAAAGACAACAAGAGGCTAATATACAAAGTCAACAAGCGTATCAAGGTCAACAACAAAACTATCAACAACAGCCACAACAGGCACCTGTGCAACCAACACAAGAGGCGCTTGAGTGGAAATCTAAAAATGAATGGTTTGGTGAAAATGTTGAGGCAACCCAATACGCCCAATACACACACATGAATCTGGTCAATGAAGGCTATGAGCCTGATTCTGATGAATATTACTCAGAACTTAACCAAAGAGTTTACAAAGTTTATCCTGGTTTACAATCAGGAAACGCTGAACAAAGTGAGGATCGGCCCGCTGTGCAAAGAGTCGCCTCAGCCTCCGTAGGAGGTCGGCAAAAAACACAAGGCAAAAAGAACGGTGTGCAATTTTCAAAATCTGAGGTTGCTAGGCTCCGTGGATTAAAACCACATGGTATGTCGGAAGACGCGTGGTTAAAATCTGTTGCTAAAGAAAAACAACGCATACAGTCTAGGGAGGCAAAATGACAACCGAAGAAAATAACGATATGACACACTCCAGAAATTCCCGTGAATCCGAGAATCACGCTAATAATACTCGTAGACAACCATGGAGACCAGTAAGAAAACTTGAAACACCTGCTCCACCAGAGGGATACGAATATCGATGGATAAGAGAATCTATGTTGGGACAGCAGGATGTAGCTAATGTAAGTAGACGACTTAGAGAAGGATGGGAACTCGTAAGAGGCACAGACTTACCCACAGAATTTGCTTTACCCGTAGCTGACGATAATTCAAGACATGCTGGTTTAGTTTATAGTGAAGGTCTTTTATTAGCGAAAATACCAATCGAAACCAAGAATGAGCGTAATGCTTATTACGAGGAACAAACTGCAAGAAAAAAAGATGCGTTGGACAATAATATGTTTAATGAATCGAAAAAAGACGGCAGATATGTGAAGTACGACAGCGATAGAAGATCTAATGTTACTTTTGGGAAAAAGTAACAATCATATTTAGGAGAATATTCTATGGCTAATAATAATAGCGCATTTGGATGTAAACCTGTTCGTATGATGGGCGGAGCACCTTATTCTGGAGGTCAATCTAGATATAGGATTGCTAGTGGAGCAACGACACCAATATTCCAAGGAGACTTGGTTACTCAGCTAACTGCTGGTGTAATTGGTAGACATGCGGCTTCTGGCACTGTTCCAATTGTCGGTGTGTTTAACGGCGTTCAATACACTGATCCAACAACAGGCGAACAAGTGTTTAAAAATCACTATCCGGGTAGCATTTCTGCTTCGGATATTATTGCAAGCGTCATTGATGATCCTAATGTTGTTTTTGAAATACAAGCTGATGCTGCTTTTCCAGTAGCAGACTTGTTTGGAAATTTCGACATTGTTGATGGATCACCAGTTGGCGATACTTCGTCTGGGATATCTAATACAGAACTTGATGTTGGTACAGGAGCTACTACGGCAACTTTACCACTCAAAGCATTAGACATATCTCAGGATCCTGATAACGACGATGTTTCATCGGCTAACACCAATGTTCTTTGTGTGATCCAAAATCACATAATGGGACAGAAAGGTGCTGGTTTAGCTTAAGGAGTAAATTATGGCTATATCAAGAGCACAATTAGCAAAGGAGCTAGAACCTGGTCTTAATGCCCTTTTTGGGATGTCCTATGACTCTTATGAGAACGAATATGAAGATATTTTTGTTGTCGAAGATTCAAATAGAGCATTTGAAGAAGAAGTATTAATTACAGGATTTGGTTCTGCACCACTTAAGTCCGAAGGACAAGGGGTTCAATTCGACAACGCATCTGAAAGTTACAGTGCGCGTTATACACACGATACCGTGGCATTAGCGTTTGCTTTAACAGAAGAA